CTTCCGATCTGGAGAGGACAGTGATACAGATGATGGCAACAAGAACAATTAACGCTTTGGGAGGATTAGAGAGAATCATGTTGTATACACATACCCGGTGCCGATGTCGGTGACGAACATGTTGGCGATCTGTGACGATGATCGGGTCGCCGTGATTGTGCCTGCACCAGCCTGAATTGTGGCGACAATAGTAAGCGAGCTTGAAGTGCCTGCACAATAAACATATTGGGCAACCGAGGTTGCATTGGTAGCAATATCAACTTGGGTTCTTAAAGTGTTGTAAATACCGCCCGCAAGGTTTGTTTCTCGAAATCTGACTGTCGCAGTTGTCGCTACTGTGCCTGTCAAGTTTGGTTCAATATATGTGAAAAGGTAGTTGCGGCCTGACACTTGACTAAAAGTGAGGGTGAGCATGACTTCCTCAGTTGTCGTGATCGTTGAGTCTGTCGTTTCGCTTTTCTTTATGTCCGCCGCTAAACCTCGTCCAAAATTATTTTGCTGTGCCGCAGTGAGAACAGACCCCACTTGGAAACTTGAGTTGATCGTCATGTCATGCCTTTACTGTAGGAAAAGTAACGGTTGCGGATGGTGTCCATGTAGCAGGGAAGTCCCGTAACTGTTGGCGGTAGGTCGCCCATGCCGTTTTGTCCGTTGGTGTGTCGGTAATCATCGCCCAATCGGACTCGAGCAGTAGTGCGTTACGGCGTAGCCTCATCCGTTCTAGTAGCCATTCGTCGGGTGCTTCAGTTTCGTGGTCTGCTAATAGGTTCATTATGCCGCCTCGTATGTAATGTTCCAAATAACTTGATCGCCAGTACCCCAGGTAAAAGGACTTGAGGAACTTGTTTCGCTCATGTTTGTAACAATGGTTCCATTGGCAACCCACAATCTTGTTAAACCTAGAGTTGTGCTGCCAATACTCATTACATTGCCCTGATACCAAGTGCCTGCGGATGTGTCGTACAAAGTTAAATCACCCATAATAATTCCGTTTAAAGTGCTGTAAATTGAATTTGCAGTTATAGGCAAAGTAATTCTTATGCCGCCCGTTACCGCGCTAGTGTTTCCTAAAGTAAAAAAGCCGTAATAGTTTACGACATTGTTGACACGACTAAACCTTGCCGTAGATGTTCCGTTGCCAACTGTCAAGTCAGTGAATGTCGGCGTAAAAGCCGTGTAAGTGCCTATCACCGTGTTGCCGATAGCCAACTTTGTTTGGACTGCCTCCATAGCGTCGTTAATGTCAGCATGCTGAGTCGCATGAGCCGGACTCGCCAAAGTGTCAGCAGAAGTCGGATTTGTGAAATTGTCTAAACTTGTAGGATATGTGCTTGCCATTACCAACCTAACCTTCCACCATTGCCATCAAACACGCCGTTATATGTGTATGTGTTTTTATTGTACTTTATATTTTGATTGTATGTAGCCGATGCGACTGCTGGCCCGCCAAGAATACCAAAAGTAGCCGAATCGAGGGTAAAAAAGTCCGTGTAAGTCAGCGGGCTAGTAAAGATCTGCATGTCAGTTCGTGAAGGGGTGACTGACATTGTAAATCCTTGAATAATCTGTTGAGATGTAACCTCTGAGGTGTATCCAGGGATCTCGTAAGAAACAGTTACTACCGCTAAAGCACTACTCATAGCATTTAAAAGCCATTCAAGTTCATTAGCGGTGTCGGAAACGCTAATGCGGAAAGATAACTGTTCAGGGTCAGCTCGTGATTGAACTTGCCAAGAAGCAAAAGAATCCGCTTGAGTTGCACTGTCATCCACGGTCACGAACTCCGCACCGTATATCCCAAACTCTGCTATGCCTGTAGCGTTAGACGCTTTTTGCGGTACTGCTACTGGCGGTGTCACAAAACAATAATTGAGATAGTTTGAACCGAGCGCAATTCGCTTGATGTCTGAATAGCCCACCTGGTAAACATCTAGAACGGTTGTGTTTCGAGCAAATGTGACGGCCTCTGGAACAAGGTCTTGCATAGCACTTCGAGAAGCCAAAATTAACGCGTCTCCAAAGTTTTGTAACCAACCTTGCTCCGTGACCATGTTTAAGTTGAGACGATTTAGGGCTGTACCCGTATAAGAAGCGTCAGCGGCGGCAGTTGAGTCACCATCAGCAAGAATCAAAATTGTTGTACCTGTTGGCATTAACGAATTAAATTCGTTATATATTTGCAAAAGAGTTTTAGCACTTGGTATTGATTCTTCAAAGACTGAAATCCTACCCATACGCCCAAGTAGGTCAGTGCAAATAATAGTTGCGGTTGAACCTTCACCAATGCCCGGCAGATCGTTGAACAAAACTTCTTGAACATAGAACCATTGGTACCAATCGGTGCCACTTGCGGTAAGAATGATTTTGTCGTTTAAGTCGTAACCGTTCGCTTGCCCTGAATTGTTTCTGATAGTCAGCACTAGTGAACCGGGCGACCAAGAGTCAAACTGTGTCTGTCTGCCTGTGGAGTAAGTGAATGACATGACATCGGAGGTCTTGTCTGCGCTAAACCGTTCTATCTTCCAAACTTGTTTGGTCATCAGTTCGCTCGAGTGTTTACTGGGATTGGGCCTGCGATGCGGTTGTAATCTTGAAGGGCTCGTACGACTGCTTGAGGGTCTGCGCCTTGAACATTGACCGTGATGGTGTTGCCACCGCCTCCGATAGCCGAGTTTGGTGTAATCATGCCACTGCCTGATGGTGTGAAAATTTCTGGCCCGCGCTCGCCCACTAAATAACTGCTTCCCTGCAAAACGGGGCCACCATTGGCCCTAGGGGGAATGGTTGTGCTAACGCCACCCATAGTCAAAAGTTGGTCAATGGTCAAATTGCTTAGTTCAGCACCTTTAGACAACCAGATTGCTAAATCAATAGCCGCTTTTGCACCTGAAGTTTTGAACGCTAACAATATTTCTTTAGTTGAAATAGCATCCATGCCTGTCGCAACATCGCCTAACCCTGTCACCAATAAAAGTTGTTTGTCAAGATAGTCCTGAATGTCTGAATCTTTACCACTAGCAAATGCTTTAGCGGCGGCCTTTTCAACCTCTGTAAGTTGTGTCTTTAAATCTCTAAGCGCAATAGTCTCTTCAAGGTTAGTTCTTAGGATTCCCCATTCGGTGTCTGCGCTTGCGATCGCTGTCGCCGCATCATCAAAACGACTGACAAATTGGTCAAGACCGCCGCTCTTCAATTTCTTTAACGATTCAAGCATTGAGTCTTGATCTTCTCGAGCGTTGCGCAACTCAGTTGCATAGACTTTAACTTTTTCAGGTGCGTCAGTAAACACTCCAACAAGACCACCAACGGCAGATGACAAAAAGTTGTAGGCGGTTGCCGCTGGTGAAATAAAATTTGTTTGAGATCGTAGCCAATCAACACCGGGCAATTTGTCAAACACCCCAGAGATTGAACTTATTTTGTCTAAAATTCCAGCGGCATCGCTTAAGGCTGGTGCGAGACCTTCACCAACTGTCAAAGTGATGTCGTCAATACTGTCTTTTAGGGTGTCCATTGTGGCACGAAGTTTTTTTGCCTGTGCCACTTCTTCAGGGTCAATAATTTTGCTATCTGAAACATTGTCAAGTGCTTTAGACAGATTGTATGAACCCATCTCAACAAACTGCGCCATTTCAGCCCAACCCTTGCCGAGAAGTTGAGCCGCCACTCGAGCGCGCTCCGCAGGATCTTCAATACCGTTAAGCCTGTCAATGACCGCTAAGAATGTGCCGTTTACATCAGTGAGGCCTGTTTCAGTTTTGACAACATCTATACCTAATTTGGAGAACAGTTCTGGACTCGTGCCAAGAGTCTTATTCATTTTGCCTATCGCGGTTTGAATAGCATCGGAGCCGATCCCAATGTCGTCGCCGACTTCTTTGAAGCGTGAAGCTTCTTGCACAGTAAGGCCTGTGGCATTAGCGAACTTGCTTGATTCGAGCGCAAGTGTTTGAAAATCTCCAACCGCTTTAACTGCGAAAGTTGCGATTGCTGTACCAGCCACCATTGCAAAGTTGCCAGCGTTCGCCTTGACTGCGTTGAGGGCAGAGTTGCCTCCAGCCTTAAACTTGCCCATTGCTCCAGTGGCACTAGAAACATCAGTTTTGAAATTAGCGAATGCGGCCTTGGCTGACTTGATGCCCTTGTCGGAAAACTGCGTGACGATCGGGAGGTTGATTGCCATTAGCGCACCTTCATTAGTTCTTGGTTAGATCGGTAGATCACACGGTCAATAGTAGGGCCGAGTTCGCGCTGGAAGTCTGGAATCGCTTTTTCGCCACCAGCCCACATGAATCGAGACGGTGAACGACCGAGACGCTCATTAAGTAACGGCACAAAGTTTGGGCGTGCCCGTGGCCCTTCGCCTGCGCTTGACCTTTTGCCAGCCATGTCCATCATCGCAAGAGCTGCGCCAGTGGTTCCGACCGTGATCACTGCGATGGTCTCATATTGTGCACCCTTGGTAATGTTGCGCCGACGGGCTCCTCGAGTGTTCGTCTTGACTTTGACACCTTTGTTCTTGGAGTTATACCAGCCGGTGCGCTTGCGGTGCTCCATTCCTGACATGGGCGCACCTGGAGGGATTAACTCGTTGATGGCGGCGACAACGGTCTTCTCACCAATGCGCTTAATGTCACGACCAATCTCTAAACGTAGTTTCTTGTCCACTTTGTTGATGATCTTTAGAGACTCTTTAAGTCCTTTGACCTCCATGCTTGCGGTCAGATCTACGGCCATTACTTCTTCTCGTTCTGTTCAACGATGAGACGAATCATCTCATCTATTATGTGTGGCGGTGTGTCCATCAGATCCAACGGGCTGATCCCTGTGCGCACCGCTAACTGTGCGATCAGGTTGGTGGCCCTTCCGACTTTCCCTCCGCTTTTGGGATAAAGGTGATGTCTCCGACTTCATCTAAGAACTGTCCAAAGACTTTGACTGTAATCTTCTTTGTTCGCAACGCATCCCACGCCAACCAAGCCAACTGCTTGAATTTCATGTCTTCCAAGAACTTGGACACGGATGTCTGTGGGTGTTGGTCTTCCCAACGAGATGCGACACCGTAGGTCACTGGGGCCTCGTGTGTTTCACCGTTGAGCATTTCTACCTTGAGTGTCATTCCAATCATGTCGGGTTCCTTTTGATTATGGGGTGATGTCGCGTGCGAATGTGCCACCAGT